TAAACTTACCTTTAAAACTTATCGTTACACCTGGTAATGTATTTGCTTCTTCGTCTGGAATAATTTGATTACATTGCACATAGTTATCACCGTTACCTAACTCTATTGGACCGCTTGTGCAAAAAGGTGCATCACTATTTAAGTTTGGTGAATTAGATAATGTGGTTGATTCGTGTTCGTATATAAAACCACTTGAATCACCAGCAATAGGATAATCAAACGCACCTTGGTCAATCCAACAACCTCTATCTAAAGAACCTATAGACCAAGTGTTTTCTAAGTAATTCCAAATTACATATTTGTTTGGTGTGTACTGTCCATCACCTTCTGGAAAACCCCACCATATTTCATTAAAGTTAGAGTTATGTCCACCCCAGCACGCTTGCCTGCCTTGTATGTTTAGATTGTCATACACATAATCATGCACATCGCATTTGATTTCTCTTACAACACCATCGTAAACAAAGAATGAGTTTTCACCCATCCACGCAAGAAAGTTTCCTGTTTGCACGACTGATCTTCTACTTACAGCTTTACAGTTTGCGCCTGCTGCTGCGATACCATAAACAAACGGAGAGCCTACATAGCTCATTCTATCTATACCAGTATCACTAAAAACTATGACATCGTTTTGGTATTTAACACCTAATAATGCACGACCGCCTGTAGGTATTTGCACATCACCTGCTGTATTCGTAGCTTTAGATGTCCAAGTGTTTCTATCTTCTCTATCACTCCAAGATACCTTTCTAGGGTCACCACCAGAACCAATAGCAACCAAATGCCTTTCATTAGTTACTAGAACAGCCTGACAGCCTGTAGGAGCGTTTGTTACGACTGTGGCAATGGTATCTGCTGTACCGCCTGAAACAGGCCTCCATTTGTAGATTTTTCCATCACCAGAAAAACAAAAGACTAAATCCTCACCCCAGTTGTCAAAGGAGAAATGACCTGAAGCAAGAGGTAGTCCAGATTGGCTTCTAGCATCGCCATAATCTTCTACATCATAGTGGTATGCACCATAACCAAGAGGATCATTGTCAGCGTCACTTACAAAACCAACTGGTGTTATATCAGTCCAAGTGTTGTCGTATAAAATATAAACTTTTTGTCTTGTACCAACAGCTAGTATGGATTCACCAAGATTATCCTTATAGGCATATATACCTATAGGTTCACCGTCTAGTGCTGTGTTTCTTAGTTTAGTCCAACCACCAATAGGTTTGAGAAATCCGTTTTCAAAACGCACAAGATTGCCGTCAACCCAACGACCTTTGTTAGCATAGTCAGTTCCGTTTTTGACTATGCCAGCTGGCGGAGTTACAGGCAGTAGTGCCATTGTTTAACCTATAGTTTTAGTAACAGATGTAGGATTGATTTGACTGTCAATGTTGCTGTCTAATCCATCTTTAAGACTTTGTACTTCATCTTCACCCATACCAGTTGTAACCCAACCAGTTACTGTATCATTGGTAAGATCTGCAAACGGTATAAAGCTAGATATGTCATCTGCATTAACGCTATAAGTACCATAAGAAGAAGCTGAATAGTTATTTCCTTCAGAATCTTGCTGATCGCTCTCTGCGTTTAATCGCCAATGCACGTTGTAAACAACGTCTGAATGACTGTCGTGGTTTGGGTAAACATCAACTGTTTTACAATCCCAAGTGTAAGTATTACTCATTATTATTCTCCTTTAGCCTTCTAAGGCTTCTATTCTAGTTTTTAAATCGTCTATTATTGTTTGTTGTTCTTGTATAGCTTTAGTTAAAAGAGGTACAAGTTTGCTTTGGTCTATGCCTTGATATTCAGGATTGCCTTCATCATCAACTGCATCTTTTTCACCTGTAATAGCTTCAGGTACTATGTCTTGTACTTCGTGAGCTAAAAAACCATCAACTGTTGTATCTGCATCAGCTATAAAATTAAACCTAGCTGGTTTTAATTGTGCAACTCTATCAAGAGCATTAAAGTCATAGTCTACATTTTCTTTTAATCTATAGTCTGAAGATGTGTTATATGTTGTAGAAGTTGTACTTACACTTATTGAACCACTTGTACCACTATTTTCAAAAAGAATAGCAGTAAATGTTTGTCCTGATGTGTTAGTGATTAATTGTGCTAAGCCTGTACCATAAGCATTTTCCATTCTTAAAGATTGATTACTTGCATCTCCAGCTATTTGTAAATAAGCACCACTTACACCTGAACTTTTACCCACCAACAAGCTGCCTGAATTATCAATACGCATTCTTTCTGTGTCGTTGGTATTAAATCTTAAAGAACCAGTTGACCTGCCATCACCATCAATACTTGTAAATGCTGCTGTTGCAGAATCTTGTTGTAAAAATCCTAATCTTGCTAAATTATTTGTGCTATTGTTTCTTAAAGCTATAGCATGGTTACTTCCAGCAGTTCCTGATTGCACAGTCAATGGATAGCTTGAAGTTACTCCAATTCCAACATTGCCTGAAGAAATACGCATAGCTTCTGAATGTGAGCTACCCCCATTATAAAAAATAAAATCGTTACCTAAAGCAGATATTAAAGGTTTTGCTGTACCACTTGTGTTATCACAAAGCTCTATACCACCATAAGAATCTGTTGATTCAAACCTAGCCAGTTGATTTTCAGAGGAGCTTATATGTAAAGGTTTTGAAGGACTACTCGTTCCAATTCCAACGTTGCCTGAAGAATCAATACGCATGGCTTCAGCAGAATTAGATTTAAAAATTAAAGTTGGAGTTTGTGATTCTAATATTGATTGTGAAGAATCATTATATATTCTTGTTCTAAGAACATTATCTGATTTTAAATCTAAATAAGATAATGTTGCTTTATTAAGTTGTAATATAGCTCCACCTGATGCACCACCAATTCCAACATTGCCTGAAGTATCTATACGTACCTTCTCTGAATTTCCTGCATATAAAGCAAAATCTAAAGCAGATATACTTCCTATATAAGGGATTCCACTTCGTATACCAGCTCTCATCTGACCATAATCATTTTGAGCAAGTATTGTTTGGTTTTCACCAGTACCTGAATAATTTGCTAAAGATACGTTACCTGCAACGTCAAGCTTATTTGAGGGACTACTCGTTGAAATTCCAATGTTGCCTGTAGCACCATCAATACGGAGTCTTTCTGTATTGTTAGTTTTTATTCTTATTGGTGTATTGGAATGATTACTAATACTTGTATCAGTATCATTATAAACTATTGAAAATCCTACATTATTTGTAGTTGTTCCCATAAATAAATCAGGTTGTGTAGAATTAAATATATGCAATCCATCTGCTGAAGGACTGGTCAATCCAATTCCAACAGCATTAGCTGAAGAATCTACAAATAAAGTTCCGCTATCCCAGTTTAAATCTCCTGTTCCACCTGTAAGTGCTGTAAGAGTTCCAACGCTTGTAATATTGGGTTGAGCTGCTGTAGATAGTGTGCCTGTGATAGAGGTATTAGCTGTAAGGGTTGTAAATGTTCCTGCTGCTGGAGTTGTGCCACCAATAACAGAGCTATCTATAACTGCTCCGTCTAGGTTCATAGCTACTGAAGTACCAGTAGAACTAAATACCGCATCTAAATCATCAAGATCATTATTTAGTTTTGTACCCCAAGTATCAGTAGATGCGCCTACTTCTGGCTTGGTTAAGTTTAAATTTGTTGTAAATGTATCTGCCATAAAAAAATTCCTCTAAGCTGCGTCTTGTTCGCCTAAGTTTGTCCATGATGTACTTGGATTAGTTTGTTCTGTCCAAGTTTCGTCTGCTACTATTTGATCGGTCCAAGTCTCACCAGGAACAATAATATCTTCCCATTTTAGACCACCAACTGCATTAAATCCACTTGTTTGTGCAATTACAGATGCGCCTGTTAATACAAGACCACCTAACGCATTAAATCCGCTGGTTTGTTCAAATATGCCTTCACCAACTACAGTAAACCTGCCTGTGGCTGTCATGCTTGATACAGATGATATTACAGATGCACCACGGTCTATCTGTCTACCTGTTGCTGTCATATCAGAACTTGCTGATATAGTTGCAGATCCTAAGTCTATTTGTGTGCCTACTGCTGAAGCGCTAGATGTTGCTGATATGGTTGCAACACCATCAAGTATAATTCCACCGATTGCTGTAAATCCAGATGTACCAGTAATGGTAGATGCGCCTGTTATTACAAATCTACCTGTTGCTGTAGTGTCTGAAACTGCTGCTATAGTTGATGCACCAGTAATAACAAATCTACCATCCGCTGTTGCAGATGATGTTTGTGCTATTGTGGATGCGCCAAAATGATATACAGGAGTTCCATAATTGGACTTTCCGTATGTATATTCACCATAGCCTACTGAGGCCATGATATTAAGCTAATGTTATATCTAAATCGCCAGCGTCAAATCTGAATACATCACCAGAGCTTACAGTTTTAGATGTTGTTAAGTTTGCGTAAGCTAATAAATTTCCGCCTGATGAAGCATCTAAAATACCAACTGCAACTACAGTTCCATAATCTGCTGTAGCTGTTGGATATTCAATCGCAGCTGAGTTAGTTGCTGTGGTTGGGTCAGTACCAGATACGGTAAATGTAGCAGTTTGTCTTGCATAAGCACCGCCTGATACCTCTGTACCACCACCTGTATCTGTAGGTGCTACAGTATACAAAGCAACATATAATGTTGATGGTGCTGTATAAGCATTACCACCAAATACATGATCTAATACTTTATCTTCTAAATAATCACTAAATCCAGCCATTTTATCTCCTAATTATTATTCCAATAATAAATCTTTTTACCAGATTTGCCATAAGTTCTTCTTCTTTGCATTAGAGAGCCTTTGCCAAATTCTGCTTTCTCTTGTTCCATTCTCATCTCTTCTAATGCTTTTTCAAATTGTGCTGTGAATAACGGCACTCTTTCATCTTCCATTAGATAGATAGAAGCGTGTTTTAAAGCACCATATAAGTAAGCATCTGGATATCCTGTGGATATAAAGTTCGTTGTATTAGAACTGCTTAGAGCATCAATAGTGCCATAGTATGTTAATTGTAGCGTATAACTTGCATCAGGGGTAGGTGCTAATTCTAAAGTATTATCTACAAGTGCATAATATATTGGTTGACCAGTTACATTATTATTAGATTTTCTATAGACATCTAGTGATTCTATAGACTGTTGAAACAATGGTCTAAAATCATTTGAGGTAATTTCTACATTAATAGCCTCTAACCAGTCTGTTGGTAATGACATATATTGTGCATCTGCTGTAGCAGTAGCACGTTTAATCATATCCTTAGTTCTTAATCTTCTATTAAATTCACCTTCTGTTGCATCAATAAAAAAGTCTAACTGGTCTGTTAAATCTGATCTATTTAAAAAATTTGCAATATTAGTTTTTAATTCATCGTATGTCATACTTTACCTTTCCATGTTCTGAAGGGTTTGTTATCTGAATGGTTTAACCATTTCTTCCATTGTGCAGAGTCTTGCGACCATCCTTCTCTTAAAGCTTTTTGATATATTACCATGGGAACTTCTGCAACATGACGAAAATCTTTACCTGGTGTATGTTCAGATAAACGCTTCACATAGTCTAATGTTGGTTGTATATCTTGTTTTGTTTGATAAACAACCCTGTCATCTTCTGTAGCAAATACAGATTTTATACCTTGCCTATGATCTATTAATGTAGTTTTTGCCATGTATGAATTTTAGCACAAAAAAAAGGGAAGCCGAAACTTCCCTTAAAGCTTATTAATTAAACTTATCTTATGATACGTTTAAGTCAGCAACGACACCGTGAGCAGCTTCGTTAGATACTTCTAATCCATACTCACATACAATCATTTTTGTTTCAGCATCGCCTATTGTAGCAATATCAACAGTTTGGAAGTCTCTTAGGTAAGATACTTTCGCAAACTCTGGATCTACTAACAATAAAGTTCTTTCTCTACTTCTGTTTGATGGAACGATTTTTAGTTCACCAAAGTCAGATGAATAGATAGATACTGAAGCTTCGACTGTATTAGCGTCAACAAACTGTCTAGCTTGTGTTCTTCCTGTGAAACCAGAAATAACTTGTTTGTTGTGTGGACCACAAATAGCCATGTTTGGCTCTGCACCACTAGCAAACATTTGCTGTAATACGTCTTTTAAAAGATCTTCTGTAAGGTCTCTTTGTGTACCGTCTGTTGGAGCAGCACCACCACCAGTAGAAGCACCTGTAGCACCTCTTGATTCGTTGGTTGTAATCCAAGATTCAAAACCACCAGTTACCCTAGCTGTTGAAGCGTCACCAGTTGTTTTGTCTCCATTTTTACATAGAGCTTCTTCCATATCTCTTTTAAGAGCTTTAGCCATAATAGCTAGTTGGTGAGCCATTTCTGATCTCTTACCAGCTGGGTCTGAAGCGTCTTGTGAGCCTGTTACAGTAGCATCTCTGCTTGAAATCATAGCAACATTACTTACTCTTGATGTAGCAGTAGCTGTTGATCTTGAAAGCTCAAAACCCTCTAACTGTCCACTAGCACTTGGAGTTGGTAATACTTCTGTTTGCCAATCAAACACTACGTTTTTAATATTTCTTTTGCCTATTGATGACATAAAAGGTGTTTGCATAGGAGAGATGTTGTAAATAATATTACTTAAATCTTCTCTGTCAGCTGTAGCCGAATATGTGTCAAAAGCGTTAGTTACTTTAGCCATTTTTATATTCCTTTAAAATTAAATTAATTGTTCAAATACTTTAGCCGCATCTGAGGTTTTCCCAGTTTTGGCCAACCTTTGTTTTGCTTTCTTCACAGGTGTTGTCGTTTTTGGTCGGTTAGTCGTACCAGGTCTCGCAACTCTTGCTGGTGCTTTTTGTGTTGGTTTTTTCTTTGTGGCTTCAACTGTTCGAGAGTTTAACCAAGCATTTCTTAAACCAAGCAAAGCACGATAATCATAAACCTGTTGTATCTCTTCAGGAGTATATTCCAACTCCTTCATTGCATACTCGCTAATAGCAGCTTTTTCTTTGGCAGCAACCTCTGGGTTTTGCCATTCTGGGATTATTTCAAGAAGTCTTTGATTGCCGTATTCAACTGCTTTTGCAATTTGTTCTTGCTGTTTAGCAAAGGCTTCTTGTTGAAGTCTTTGTTGTTCAGCACTTACAGCACTAAGCTTTTCTTTCTTTTCATCCCAAAGCTGTTTTTCGCGAACATAACCAACAGGATCATCTTCATACAAAGCGTTCCAATCTGGTTCGTTAGCCAGTTCGCCCTTTAATTGGGCTTCCATCTTCGGTAACAACTGCGAATAAATCGCATCTCTTTGCGCTAACTCTGCTTGCTGCTGCTCAATAGTCTTACGCTGTTGAGAGAGTTCTTGTGTCTTGCGCGTATAATCTTGCTGACGAGAATATCCGTTGATAAGTTCATCTTGCGTCACCTCAACTTCTTGACCATCTACTTTTACTGTAAATGTCTGAGGTTGCAAGGCTTCCTCTTCAACATTGGTTTGTTCTTCATCCAGTTCTTCATCCTCTTCATCAAAACCTTCTTCATCTTCTACCTCTTCTTCAAGAGTTTCAGGTGCTTCGAGTTCTTCCTCAAGGACATCTTCTTCAACTACTTCTTCTGTTTCTGTGACTGCATCCTCAACCTTTTCCTCTTCAGGGGTTAAGAAACTTTCAAACATAGAAGCAGCAACTTCCTTATCAGTTTGTAAAGCAGTCGGTTTTCCGTTATTGCTCATATAAATACTCCTTAATGTATTTAAGGGTATTTTAGCTTAATAATGTGTGAAAAGGGAAGGTTTAGCCGATTTTTCTAATTTTGTTTATATTAGCTTTTGTTAGCTTACCTTTCTCTGCAATGATACGCAGATGTCTTTCAACCTCTGGTAATAGTAATAATGATCTGTGGATATCTTCTCTAGCAGTAACATCTGAGATATCTCTTGAATTTAACCAATGTGTTATATATTCGTTTTTAAGATTTTCTAATGCTTCTTTAAAAACTTCTGATGTTAATATTTGTTCTGCTTGTGCAGCTTTAACTACTTCTTCGTGTGATACTGACATT